GATTAAGCTATGGCAGTTGATCTCCACCTGCTCAAAAGCGAGCTTGCCAATGACCCGCAGGCGCTCGGCCTCGTCGCCATGACCGACCAGGCGGCTGCCGATGCGCTCAATCTTGTCCGCGCCTGGGCGGCCTATCAGATCAACACTGCGCCCGTCGCAGCCGCGACTTTCTTTTCAAATCTCGATCCGACTGAGTTTCTGGCACTCACTCAGCTGAAGATCTCGCAGCTGCAGGCGGTCTTCCTTGCCGCGCCGATTAACCTGTCCGACCCATCCACGCAGGGAATTCTGCTCGGGATATTCACGGCCTCTCCAATCTCTAAGGCCAATGTCACGGCATTGGTTAAGCGCCAGGCGTCCCGCGCTGAAGTTGTGATGGGCATAGGCACGGTCGTGTCGGCCGCAGATGTTCACAACGCCCGAAATGGAGCCTGGTAAATGGCGATCTTAAGATCAACAGGAGTCCTGATTGGTACCTCTGAAACCGTTGGAGACACGATCGCTAATAACGCGACGGACACAGGCGCTGAGGTCGATGTGCTCGGCGATAACACCTCCGCAGGCGACATGGAGATCTACCTTGTCTTCACGAGCACGGTCACAGCCGGCACGATCGACATAAAGATCAACTCAATCCGCGTCACCGGCCAGGTCTACTCGAAGGTCGCTTTCGAACGCTCGTTTACACCGATCAACGGAACCCAAAAGATACCGATTGGGCGCGTGCCGGCCGCGCGTTTTATGAACGCCGAGGTCAAGAATAATGGGACTGGAGCGAATGCAACCAATGTCGCTCTGCTCTACACCCTGACGAAACTCAGCTAATGCCACTACCCGGAATGCGCCGTGATGGGCGCGTAAAACCTGAATGGGGAACACCGCTCGACACAGGACACCCGCTCTGCGAGGAGATTGCCGGCGTCTGGGCGATGTTGGAGGGAACTCCGATACTCGTAAGCGGGGGAGCAGTGGGGGTACTGGCAGATGCATTGGATCGTACGCCAGGGGTCATACCCGCATTCACCGGGCTGCAGCCAGTACCGGGGTACACCGGGAGCGCGATGCAGTTCCCGCATCTCAACCAGGCATTTGTAAATCTTCCGCTCACGGAAGCAGTCAATCACGCGAGCTCGTTTACGATCATGTCACGGTTTATGTGGACCGGAGGAACGCCATCTTACAACCCGGTTATGTCCCGATGGAACCAGGCCGGCAACATCGGGTATGGCCTCAGCATCGATCCATCTTTCCATATGCGCGGTGACTCCCAGAACGTCAGCGGCGGCGGTTTCACCGGGTCGGTCGCCGTCAGTGCGAACGTCTGGCACGACGTTGCTTTTACCGTAGATGGCGCAGGCCCACGGGGCATATATGTCGATGGGCTTCCAGACACACTCTCGGGCACGGGCGCAGTGCTTCCCGGCACGGGTGGAACGACCGTTGTCGCCGCGATCGGGCAGGACGGCTCGTTCGCCGCCTCTGCCAACACTCCTGAAATCCGTGGTTGGCAGGGACTAATCGAGTATGTTTACCTGTGGCATAGGGCGCTGAGAGCGCAGGAGATAGCCGATCTGCACTTTTCGCCTTATGGCATATTCGCGCCGACGACCCTTCAGAAATTCTATTCAATCGCGGCTGGCGCCTTTTCGAATATGGTGTCCATAGCTCGCGGCGTTGCGAGGGCAACAGCGGCCATCCTTGCGACCGGAACCACGCTCGGCATGAGCGCCAGCGTTGCCAGGGCGTACGCAGCGCCTCCGACCGGGGCAGGCGCGATCTCTGCCAGGAGTGCAGGCGTCTCACGCGATCTCGGAGCGCTCATAGGTTCGGGATCGATTTTCGGCAGGAGTGCGAGTGTTGCCAGAGCCTACGCAGCCTCGCCAGTGAGTGGAAGCTTCGTCTCGGGCACGAGCATTGGTGTCTCCCGCGATTTTGGCGCGCTCGTAGGATCGGGCTCGATCCTGGGCACAAGCGCAAGCGTTGCGCGGGCTTATGCAGCGCCACCGACCGGCGCAGGCGCGATCTCGGCGTTCTCGATCAGCGTCGGCAAAGCGCGGGCGGTCGCGCCCACGGATTACGTCGTTGTTGTGACCGGGCCGCCCAACCCTGCGAGCTTCGGTGCTGCATCCGCTGAGGCGAGCTATGGTGCCGCGCCCAGGCGCGCGAGTTATTCTGAGAGCAAAAAGCCATGAGCGCTCCTGTCGACAATGAGATGGATATTCGCCAGGGTGAGATTCAGGATGTGGAAGCGCAGATCACGTTTCTGACGGCGGCCACATTGACCGAGGTGAAATGCACGCTGCGAGACAATGCGAACCGCGTCGCAGGTGGGATAGAAGACGAGGCAGGCGAGTTCCTGAATTCGTCGAACGGCGTCGGTGCGAGCACGGATTGGATCGTCTGGTTTCCTGACTTCGACCCCACGACGCTCGAGCTGCAAAATGGAGATTATTATATGGAACTGCTATCGAAGCGCGGGGACGGCGAGAAATTCAAGCCTCGCGTAAAGATCACGCTGACAGACTGAGTGACCATGCTGAGAATGCCAAAAGCGCAGCCAGGCTTCCTGACGGATGCGCAGCTCGCGAGCCTGCGCGGGACGGTCACGCGAACGCTGCCCTGGTTCGCAACCGTGCTGAAGAATACGCCCACCAGGGACGCCGAAGACGATCTGCAGGACGACTGGTCCACGCCGATCGCGATTTACAACTGCGATATCGAATTCGTCACGGATGGCCGCGAAATGCCCGTCGGCGGGCAGATGGTGGCAGTAGGCAGCTACCTGATCACGCTGCCCTGGAACGCGGTGGTCGAGCCGGACCAGCGCCTTTCGATCAATAATCGGGTGTATGAGATCAACAACCGTTTCGATAACTGGACGGACCAGGCCGCCGTCTACGTGGATGCGGAGGAGGTGGAAGAGTGAGCATGTCAGGCAGCCGGGCGACTACGCCCGAGGAGAGCGCGGAGCACGATCGCGTGGTAGAGAAAGAGCGCGCGGAGATCGAAGCGCGGCGCACGGGCGTCGTCATCGATACCAGCGAAGTGAAGGGATCGAAAAAGGGTGCAAGCGACAGTCAAAACGACAATAACCCAAAACCGGGTCCCGGATTTGCTGAACCGGCTGCGCCCACGGCTTGAGAGGGTGCTCGAGAAGGCCGCTCACGATGTCGAGGCGCGCGCGAAGGTTTCGATCTTGAGCGGAGCGAAGACCGGCCGCATCTACGGAATTCACCAGGCGAGCGCGCCAGGCGAAGCGCCGGCCAACGAGATCGGCAACCTGGCGGCAGGTATCGCGGTCGCGCCGGGCCCGGCGCCGCTCTCTCGCATTATCGCTTCGAACGCGGAGTACTCCGAGAGGCTGGAGATGGGCAGCCCGGAGGGAACGATCGCGCCGCGTCCGTTCCTCGGGCCGGCGCTGGAGAGCGTGAGGCAGCCCTTCGTGCGGGCAGTGCAGCAGGTGGTAGAACGTGGCGCTTGAGACTGTCATCGTTGAGAAGTGGATGATCGATCTGATGCTGGCAGACGCCGCGATCGGCGCCCTGATCGGCACGGACATCTACCCGATCGTGGCGCCGCAGGGCTTGAAGCGTCCGTTTATGCTCGTGATCTACCAGCAGGGCAGCGACATCAATTCGATCGGCGAGCGCTCGCTGGCGCAGCCGCTGTTTCAGGTGAAGATGGTGGGACGGCACCAGGATGTCGCGACGCTGCGCGCCGGCGCGAACCGCATCGATGCACTGCTGCAGGATAAGCGCGTCGTGGTCGCCGGGTATCAAATCCGGGTGCAGCGGGAGATGGAAATTCGAACGCCGGACTTCGGTACCGGCGTGGAGTATGAGAACATGGGCGGGATGTATCGCTGCTGGGTGAGCCTGGCGGCTTAAAGTCTGGAGTTTGTCATGGCACTTATCGGCGAGGATTGCAGCATCAGCATCACTTTCGGGACGCAGGCGTTTTCAACGGGGATCATCACCTGGGGATCGATCGCGGCCGTGACCGGGAAGGCGCGGCGTATCTCTACGGAAGATAGTGTCGAGCTTGCCAACACCAAAGCGATCGGCAATCCGCGCAAGCTGCACCGCGGCCACTCGGGGAACACGCGCATCGATTTCGAGGCCGTCGTAGGCTGGGCAGGCTATCAGTTCCTCACGGCACGCGCCACCCCGATCGGGCTGCCGATCCGCGTCACGCTCCTGGAGATATCGAGCCTCGGAGCGGGCTCCGTGTTCGAGGGGATCGTCGAGAAGTGGAAGGGCGATATCCAATCGACGGAAGTCCAAATTGAGAGCATGAGCATCATGTGCGACATCGATCATGGGTAGAGTCTGGAGTTTCTGATGGCACTTATTGGCGAGGATTGTTCGATCTCTCTGCGGCTGGGCGGGGTTGTGGCGGGCGTGATCACCTGGGTCGCGTTCGGTACGATCACGGCTAAGGCGCGCAGGATCTCCGTGGAGGATAGCATCGAGCTGGCGAATACCAAAGCGATCGGCGACCCGCGCAAAAAGCATCGAGGTCACTCCGGCAGCTCGCGGATCGACCTCGAAGAAGTCGTAGGCTACGGCGGTTATGCCTTCCTCAGTTCGCGCGTCACGCCCATCGGCCTGGCGGCGGAGCTGACCATCAAGGAGATCTCCTCGCTCTCGACCGGCTCCGTGTTTACCGGAATCGTGGAAAAGTGGAAGGGCGATATCCAGTCCACCGAGGTTCAGATCGAGAGCATGTCGATCATGTGCGACATCGATGCCGCGTAAAGGAGCAGCCGTGAGTAAGACGCTTGACGAGCTGGCGGAGTCGTTGCCGGTCGATCCTACGATTGCGGAGGAGATCGATGCCAGCGAGTATCTGGGCGAAGAGCCGGGTACGACCGTGTTCGTGTTCCATGACCCCGGCGCGAACCAGCAGTTCCAGGCCAACAAAGACGCCAAGAAGCTCTGCTCGATGCCGGAGTTTTTCACGATGGTCGAGGAGCTGATGACGATCTCCTCGATGATGGCGCTCGCGCATGTGTCGCCGCCGTTTGCCAGTCCGCCCGGCATCACGTATGCGCGCCTGGCCAAGTATAATTCGAAGTTCTTCATGTGGCTGATGAACCGCTTCTTCGAGAAATTCCCACACCTACGCGACATGGAGGCAGCGATAAAGGCTGCAAAAAAACAGTCCTCCGTGGAGTAGAAGGGCGCGCGCGGATCGTGTGCCTGCGGAGGCTGCACCGTCTGCCATGTGAGATGAACCTCTCTTCCACGGAGCTGATCGAGCTGTTTGCGATCGATGAACTGATGATCGAGGCGGAAAAGAATGCTGCTGTCAAGCCTTGAGGTAAAACTAGGGATAAGCGGTGATGCGGCCGTAGTCCAGGGCCTCAAGCGACTGCAGCAGGCGGAGGACCAAGCGGCGGGCGGCAGCAGCGCTTTGTCGAGCGCGATGTCGGCCATGGAGATCCCGGCGCTGCGCGCGATCTCCGCTGCGACCGGCCTGGCGACGGCCCTGATCAGCCTCTCTGCGGGCGCGATCGCGGCCTCCGGCATCCGCCTCGCGGCGCAGTACGAGCGCGTGGAACTCGGATTTAAGACGCTCCTCGGTTCGGCGTCGGCGGCGCATCAGCTGATGGCCGATATCTCCAAGCTCGGACAGACCACCCCGTTTAAGACACAGGAATTGACGCAATATGCCAGGCAGCTGCTTGCCACCGACGCGAGCGCCAACAAAGCGGTGAACACGCTGCGAGTCCTGAAGGCCGTCACGGATACCATGGCAGCCACCGGCGGAACGACCGCGGACGTCGGCGAAGTGGCCAGCGTGATCGGTCAGATGCGAGTGGCGACTCATATCGACATCGAGCAGATCAAGACGCTCTCGAGACTCGGAGTGAATGTCACTGGCGTCTACAAGGCCGCGACCGGCAAGGACGTTGCGCCGCAGATCGCCATGGCGCGCCTGGCGAACATGCAGGGACCCAGAGCCGCGGAGACGCTCTTAAAGGGCATGGAGAAGCTGTACGGCGGCGCAGCGGCGTCTCAGGCGGCCACCGGCCTCGGCCTGCTGCAGAACATCATCGAGACGCTCGGACTGGTCTCGCTTCCGACAGGAGTGCTGCTGCTCGGGCTGATCAAGCCGATTGCGGCGATGGCGCTTCATATTTTGACGACCGCGCAGCACATCAACGAAATGACGCACGGAGTGGCCGGCCTCGCGACGATCCTGATCCTGCTCATTCGCGGGTGGACCGTGATCTCCTCGGTCTGCATTGCCGCCTACACTGCGACCACTCAGCTCACCGCGGCACTGATGGCCTACTCCAACGCGGCTCGCTCCGCCGCTGCCAGCACAACCACCGCGGCCGCGGCCTCAAGGACGGCGGCCGCCGCAAATACCGTTGCGGGAACAGCCGCGGCCGCGGGAGGAGCTGCAGCGAGCGGAGGGGCAGGCGCAGCGGTCGCGGGCGGCGCCGGAGCTGCTTCCGCTGCGTTCGGGCTCAAGTCGCTGTGGCCCCGGTTGATGGGAGGTGGACTGAAAGCGATCGGTCCGGAGATCGCCGCCATGCTTGGAGGCGCGCTGAAGTTTCTGAAGTCGCCGGGCGGCCTCGGTCTGGCGGGTCTCGGGCTGTCTCTTTTCGGCGGCTACCTGCAGGGATCCAAAAACAACGGAACAAAGAACACCGGCGACTATCTCTCCAATATCGGCGGTGCGATGGGTACGGCGAGCCTGGTGGCGCTGCTGCCCATTCCGCCGCTGATCAAGCTCGCGGTGATCGCGCTCTCGGGAGTCGGCGCCGGGCTTAAGACCTGGTGGGACAAGAGTCACGAGAAGCCGCCCACTGCGGAGAGCCCCATGGCGCTCACGAATGCGATCTTAAAGGATATCCACGCCGTTCTGATCGGAGGCGGAGACCGCGCGAACCGGGTGAAATCTGAGCTTGAAGCAGAGTACGCGATCCGCCATGCCGTGCTGACGGGCGGTGGCTAATGGCCTGGTGGCGCCTGACCCTCGATGTGCCCTTCAGCTTCTGCATCGAGCAGGGGTTTGCGCGCGATGTGAAGTCCTGCGACTTTCGGATCGAGAAATCGGCAGGCACCGGCTTCTCACCTCGCCTCTGGCGCGAGCCGATCCTCGGGATCGTGATGCTCAAGCCCTCCGTGCTGCAGCGCGGGTTTACCACCGACTTCAAAGGTCTCGGCACGTGGAATTATCGCGCCGCCTTCTGGAACGAAGTGCGCCGCGGTCAGGCGATCAAGAACTTCCCCAACCCCGCTCCAAACGCCGACCCGGATCAGCCGTTTGCCCTCCTCATGGCGCCCGTCAAGCCCGCCGGACAGCGCTACGAGCTGATTGAGCTGCTGATCCAAGAAGCGATCATGGCCATCAAGTTCGATGTGCTCTGGAAAGAGAATTACGATGACATGAAGTGGGTGATGCAGAGCACCTTCACCCTTGCTGAAGACGAAAGCTATGCGATCCACTACCATGGCCTCACCGACGAAATGGTGCGTAAGGAGAATTGGTTCTGCTTTCGCGTGGACACTCTCGGTATTCACTTTTCGCATACAGGCATCATGCGTGTCTACCAGTACGACCGGGCCGACCTGACGAAGCCGCCGATCTTCCTCCAGGAAGTCCAGATGTGTCACCCCGGGGACATCCTCAACCGGAGCGGATACTTCTACTTCATTCCCATTCCGAACGTCGGCCTGGCGGTCTACCACTCGCTGCAGCCGAAGAAGGCCGATATCTTCGGCGCTTCCGCGCGCAATGTCGCGGTCACAGGGAAGCTGATCCCGTGGTCGACCAGCTACGACGGCACGCACGCCTACCTGTTCCAGGCTTCGAATGTGTCGATCGGCATGAATCCCTATCACCCTACCCTCATCGGGTTCCAGGTGGTGCGATTCCCCACGACGGCGGAAGATTTCAACGACGGGCCTTTTTCCATCCCCTACAAGCCGACGCTCGCGCCCAGCTCTGTGACCGCTTCAGGCGTCGCGGACCGCGGCACGCTCTCGGCAGTACTGCAGGCCGCGGCGGGCGGCGCCCTGTGGGACCCGACGGCATCGGACTCGCATCTGGCTCGCGTCGCAATCACGCTGCAGACTGGCGATGCGAAATATACGCCGTTCTGCGGAACCTACTCCGTGCGCTGGCTGCCGGTGTTTGCGACCAGGGCGACGACTGCGCTTCCGCTCGCCTATCACACAACAGACGGAGTGGACCGCCTGGAGCGATTGGAATGGAGCGACAATGCCGACTCCCACTTCGAGGGAGAGGCGCAGATCCTGATCTACTCGATCGCCGGGCAGGTGATCATGTTCCGGGGCGACGCGACCTTCCTGCTGGAATATTCGCAGGACCAGGGCACAACCTGGTTCACCTACACCGGCGGGTTTGCCAAGCAATGGATCGTCGATGTGGAGTACTCGCCGAACTGGGGCACCTACTACCGGTGCAAAGTGCGGCTCTACGACATGTGGGAGCGCGGCGAAGAGACGCACGTTCTGTGGCAGATGGCGTTCGACAGCCTGGCCATCGGGCGCGCCTTAAACAATGTGCTGACCGGCATGGGCTTCTCGGTGATCGCCGATGCGGATCTGCCGGCAGAAGCGCTCACAACCACGCTGCAGTTTGCTCCGGACGGTCTTTCCTGGCGCTATTCGCCCAGGGAGGGCGAGAAATATCAGGACGTGATCGCGCTGCTGCTGCTCTATCTGCGCAAGCAAAACGTCCAATATCGGCTGCGGTTCAACTGGGCTGGCACTCCGCCGGCGTGGATCCTCGAGCTGCGGCCGCGCGATATTGCGACGATCGTCTCGCTGGTGCCGTTTGCGGCCTCTCGCAACGAGGGCGCGGGGATCTGGGACTACAGCAGCTGCCGGATGATGCCGGAGCCTCCGGAGGGCAACATCATCATCTGCGAAGGGCTGACGGTACCGGACCCTCAGCACGCCCTGCGCGTCACCGTCCCTCCGCTGGTCAATACAGGCAGCCTGAGCGATCCCACCAGCCCGGACTATCTCGGGCGCTCGCTGATCGTGAAGATCAATGTGCCGGAAGTGACGGACAACGATACGCTCACGAAGATGGCCAGGCGCTTCTACGACGCGATCGCGCACCGGCGGCTCAAGGCCAACATCGAGACGCAGCACTTCACCTGGATTCTCGCGCCGAACGTGCGAATCCAGGTTTACCGCACGGAGGGCTCGCTGATGCTCGATACCTGGATCAAGCGCCGGACGGTGGTCATCGAGAATTTCGATCAGGAAGTGGTGAAGTTCGACACGGATACGATCTGGGAAGAGCCGATCGGAAGAGCGTGATGAGGTGAGAGTATGAGCAGAGGCACTGAGATAACGCGTCTGGGGCTTCGGCGGATCATCGATCAGGCGCTGGGCATGAACCGGGTGAACACGCGTACGAATGCGCAGCGCGAAGCGGAGATCCGGATCATCAACCGCAACATGCTGCCGGTGCTGGTGGTTCCGGACGGGCAGCCGGTCACGCCGGCAACGATGGCTGCGAGCGGGGCGGCGGCGCCGCTTCAGGTTGGCAGCGCTTTTGCCTTCCTCGCAGGCTACAGCGCGCCGGCCGGGAGTCCGGCAGCAACGCCGGACTCGACCGGCCGCGGCGGTGACACCCATGTTGCCGTGCACGCTTTCGCCTCCGGAGGCTCGCGAGGGACGGCGGTCGGCGTCACCCTGTTTCCAGGCGCAGGCGCGGCGAGCGGCGGAAGCACCGGCACGGGATTGGCCACCGTGGTTTGATCTGCATTTGATGTCCGGCAATGTCCGGCAAGGGGGTTTGAATGTCCGGCACCGCTAAAACACATGTGAGCGAGCAGGTTTGTGGGGATTATGTGACTGGCATCTCACCGGCGGTGTCGCGGTGGGTCGGTCTCTTCTCGACGGCGCCCACCGACGTTGCGGCGACCGGCGTGGAGCTGGCCGGAGGCGCGTATGCCCGGCAGCCGATCACCTTCGGTGCGGGCGTCAATCAAACTCCGCATGGCAGGCTGTACACCAATAATCTGGCAGCCAACTTCGCGACGGCAACGACGAACTGGGGCACGCTGCCGGAGTATGGTGTCTTCGATGCGGTGTCCGGCGGGAACCTGATCTATCACGATGCGCTGACCGGCCCGCCTTCGGTCGTGATCGGCCAGACGTTCTCGCTGCCGGTGGGCACCGTCACCTACCTGGAGGACTGAGGCCGTGGCGCTCACTCCGATACCGTGCACGGACGCTTCCTTCACGCTCGCGCCAACGCTGGCAAGCCCGCCACCGTTCATCTCTGGCTTTGGTTATGCGGATGGGCCGACTGTATTCCACGAATGCTTTTTCGATTTCACACCGCTCCGTGACCTGTTCCATACGGCAGGTATCCAATTTTTCACCTACACGATTTCCTCCCGAGCGCATGATTGGGCGGAAGCCTTCGACGTACAGATCACGATGACACGGCCCGCATTGGCCGATATCACCTGGTTCGGCAGTGAATTTCGACATTCACCTCCCCCGACAAGCACCGGATACTACACAGGTTCTGGGACGCCGACACAACTATTCGACGAAGATGTTAAGAGCATCTTCGATACCGCTGCTTCGCCCGCCTTCTCTTTCGATCGGTATTTTCTACAGAGTCCAGTCTCACCGACGAACCTGCCCCTCTCCGTGCAGGCGGCGTGCGGCGTCAATCCTTTTCGGTTTTTCGTTCAGAACCTGGCTCCATTTCAATACTGGCATAACACGCGCACTCAGCTCGCCTACGCGACTCGCGCCACGCCGCCGATCCTTACGATCACAAACCTTATCGCGTGGTGCGATGGCGCCGCATGGGATTGTATCGACGCTTGCATTCCTCCGACCATTCCCAGCGGGCACACCGGCAGCGTCTGCGTAAAGAGGAGGTGGGTGCCCACGGCTTCACTGCCGAACGCGTTTGTCGGGCCTCCGGGTTACGGCGCGGACCTCGCACTGGGATCGCTGACAGGGTGCAACGTAGATGTCGTTGTGGGTTGCTTGACGTCTGCGCAGATAGCAGCGGGCCATTTCTCAGGGCCGTGGCAAGCCAATCTCATCACTTCCGCGCTCTGCACCTTCGCAGGCGTCGCTTACACGAGCGTTCTGAGCGGCAATTTCAATATTTCGGCGGGCGTGGTTTGTTCGGATACTCTGGAGGGCTCCGCGGCCGCGATCGAAGTAGACGGCCCGCGGCAATGGGTGCATGTGGGCGGCGGACAGCAGATCAAGACGTATGACAACGCGTTCAACTCTCTCTTCTCAGGCACCTTTCCGGTGACGACGTGGAGGAAGCTGCGCGCCGATCCTCGATTCGGGTCGCTGGCAGCGCTCGGATGGACCGCGGGCGTCACGCCGAAATACTCGGTGTGGCTTTCGACAGACGGCGGGCAGACCGCCAACAAGATCAGTGAGGTGAGCGCTACGAGCAGCATATTGGAGAGAGACAGCGAGCGGAACTGGCTGCTGTGGTTTACGGCGGACGGGGCGAACCTGGTGTCGGTGCAGATCAGCCTGGACGGAGGGCAAACGTACGCGGCTCCTGTCCCAGTGAACCTCGACACCGGCGGCCAGCTGCAGGCCGCGCTGCTGGATAGCTGCCAGGATTGTCGCTCCGGCGGGCGGTTGGGATTAATCTGCGCTCCAGGTTCCGATCCAAAGACACCCGGAACGACTGCTGTTATGGTGAGCGACGACGGCGGGCTGACGTTCCGGAAGGTGGTTTAGCGGAGGGCAGCTGTTTACTTCCGCCGCTTCATCCGATACCGCAGGAAGGCGAGAGCCACAATGAGCGCGAGCAGCAGGCTCTGCCAGTTGACATCGTTGAAGTTGCGCCAGGGGATCGGACCCATCGTCATTATCTCGTGTAGGGATTAAGCACGATCTCGATGCGCCGGGCGATCTTGCGCTTGATCTTCGCAGTCGCCCAATCTTCGGCCGAACGGGACCGTTCTTGCGCGGAGGCCTCCTCCAGCAGGTCCAGCCACAGGCGCCGCAGTTTGTTCTCCAGGTCCGCTTCGTCGCTGATCGGCTCACTCATCCTTTGTCCCTGATCCCATATTTACACGTTCCGCCGAGTCCGCAGGTCGGGCAAGAGCGCGGCCATGCCCCGCCGAGGTTGCGCAGGTACTTTTGGCAAGGCGTTGGCGGTGGATCGACATTCCCTTCCAGTTCATCCACTTTCTCAGCGAGCTCCGCGGTAAGGTGGATCAGCACTTGAAGCCGGTCCTCTTCGGTAGCGTAGCTTCCCGCCAGGGCTCTTATTTTCTCGCCAAGTGTCATTTCGCTCTCCGATCGGGCGCGTTGGGAAGATCGATCATCGACGCTCCTCGGTAGGCTTGCACGGCAGCGGGCGCCAGCTGGAGGTTCAGCGTCTCCTTATCGGTCATCTTGCGGCGGTAGTGGTATGCGATTCCGTGCTGCTGTTCGTAAAACTGGGCTTCAGCGCCCACCCCTTCAAGCGTCATCTTGACCGCTACCGCGACCGTCGTCCATTCGCGCCGCGTCCACGTCTCAACTCTGCGCAGGATGGGTATCGATACCGAGCATTGCCAGAGGGAACCTCCCCCGAAGAACTTCCCTCATTCAAGGCCGCTATTCGCGGTAAGCCCGATCACGACGCGCAGTCCGGTGACTTCCTGCGTCCAATAAAAGCGCTCGTTTAGCGTGTCGCTCGCCTCAAAACAAGGGTTGTCATAGGCGATCTGCTGATGTTTGCTCAGTCTCATAGCATCACCTTCTCCCCGCCGACTTCCAGGAACAAACACGACGGCGCCGAAGCTGAGCCATTCCCGAAGGGTGAACGGCGACCTCAATTCTTCTTCGGTGGCCATACCTCGTCTCCGTGGGTCATCAGCGCGATAATGAACTCATCCAGCACTCGCCGCGACTTGAGGCGAAGACACATCTGGATGTCGGTACCGGCGACTTTGTAGAGGATGCAGACGTGCTCGGGCTTTCCGGCGCCGTCGGGCTGCGGATGCCAGTTTGTGACCGCGAGGCCCTCGCATTCGACCACCTGCATATCGGCGTAATTGGTGGCTTTGTCGTCAGGCATGAACTTTGATGAGCTCCTTTACAAATTCTTCGACCGTTGGGATTATTTCCGTGATCTCGACGTCCAGGGCGCTTGCGATCTGGTATAGCCGGAGGAGCGGCATGGCCTGGACTCCCGCTTCGAAATTAACGATGGAGACTCTCGAGACCCCTATCTCGTCTGCAAGTTCTGCCTGCGAGATTCTTGGCGACCGTCTCAAGCGGAGGCGGCTCACGTTGTCGGCGATCAGCCGGTACAGCTGGCGTTCCGTGGTGGTCAAGGCTTGCGCTTCTTGAAGGAGATGAAGTGCTCTGTATTGATGTCTGCAATCGGGCTCCTGCCGATCATCAAGGCCGCGAAATTGCGCTCGTCAACTCCCATGGTGCCTACGATCTCCGTGGGCTCAAAGAAGGCGTCGCGGATCCGGTCCGCCACTTCGGGAGGGATCGCGCGTCTGTCGGGCCGCTCGGAGATCGTGAGCTGAAGCGCGTCTCTTCCGTTGAGGCGCGTGACTGTAAACATCATTCGAAGGCATAAGCCCGCATAGATCGTATCGTGGCTGTACTGATCGAGCAGCTTCGGGTTGGAGAGCGTGGCCAGCACCGGCAGCGGGTGCTCGATGGCGTGCGCCCTCATCCTGGCCGCGGTCGCGAGCAGCTCCTCCTCCTCAGTCATATCAGCCTCGCTTCCGCTTCTTCCTCTCCAATTGCTTCCGTCAATGCCAGGCTGATCATCGACCCGTTCAAGCAGTCCGGGCACTCGTCGCCGCCCGTCGAGCAGTTCGGGCAGTAATCTTCCCCGCAAAAGATGCACTGCTGCAGCACGCCGGTACAGATTGTACATACCTCATCATCGTCAACTTCCATCGGTCGAATTCCTCACGTCGCACCATGTCACCGCTAATCGATCTCGAACTCCAGCGCGGGCTGCAGGGCGGCGGCTGCCTGCCGGTCTGCCTCCTCCTGGGCGGCTCGCTCCTCGTCGGTGAGGCGTGTCCGGATGAAGCTGGCCAGCTCGGGCACACGTTCGGCGATAAGGCGGCCGTACTCGGGGCAGAAGTTGTTGTCCAAGCCAAAGTCCGTGCCGATGGGCTTGTCCCAGATATCAGTCTCGATGATCGGGTGGCAGTTGTACCGCAGATCCTCGTAGAGGTACCTCACGCCGACGCCGGCATGGCCCATCGATTTCAGCTCACAGGCGTGGCGGATCATTTTGTCGAGTATCCACTCGTTGGCATCGTGGAAGATCACGAATTTGGCGCTGTAGCCTTCGGGATACGCGGTCATAGAGGTAACTCGTTGGGTAAACTTTGCATAGTGGTCGGTCTCCTGATTAGATCGATCTCCGGACCGCCGCGCGGAGCGGGGATTCAGCGCGGCGGTTCTTTACAACTCCTTGACGTACTCTTGCTCCGGATCTCCGCCAGGCCGGTACCGCCCTGTGTCCGGATGACGGTGCCAACCGGACGGCTCGGCTTGCGTCTCCGGATCGAATTCGGCAAGTGACAGCAACGCTATCACGGGATGATCGTATCACCATACGTCGCTGTAGCCCGTAGGAGGCACTTCTCCGACGACAATCCGCGCCCGTCCGAATGTGAGCGGCACTATCCCTGCGAAGCGCGTTCCGCCGTGCGTGTGCTTGTAGGCGAGGAAGTAATCGTACGGGTCGTCGCTCTGATCATTGTAGTTCGGGTAGATGATCTCAGACGTCACATCCAGCACTCCAGAATCTTCGGGTCGTCCCTTGGATCGTGCGGCAGCCGGACCAGGCCGCGGGCTTCGAGGTGAAAGCGCAGCTCGTCAAGCGAGTGCGGCGTTCGGTAGAAGGTGGCGGGCGCCGTGAAAGCCTCGCCTCCTTTGACCTTCCAGCAGCGGCACACCCATTCGTTCGGAAAGTCGTCCGGATGATCGTAAATGGCGTAGATCCACACCTCGTGGTCGGTTTCATCGATCATAGCTGAGCCCTTGTGATCCCTAGGACTGCACGCTCCAGGTCCGTGAGATCCCAGACCGCGAGGACGGCGTAGAGGCCGCCTCCCAGGGCTTTGAGCAGGGCAGGGTCCACGGGCGCAACGATCTCCCAGCTGTCGACTTCGAACAGGATGTGATAGTTCTTCAGGGCATACGCCGGCCTGAACTGCGGCGGAATGCTGGGAACCATGGCTCGCTTGACCCGATCCCGGTGGAAGGGTTTGCCGTCCGCGGTGGCAGCTGCAGGAAAGGTCCCGAGCGGGATCCGGGTGCAGGTGGCGGCGATCATCTTGCCCCGGCTGTTCCGGTCGTAGAACCTGCAATCGTAGCGGTCTTTCGACCAATCCGGATTAAAGTCCACGCAGACCGTGCGCGTGTCAGCTCGCGCGATGGCCAGGTTCGGGTAGCCATTGGGCTTGAGCCCTCCGGCGCGCATGACCTGCGGCAGCGAAATGACCCGTTTACCGGCCGCGATCTCGCGATAGCCGCGCATGATGATCGCATCCTCTTCGCTGCCGCCTTCCGCGACGGCGGCCTTGTACTCCAGAAACGCCCGGCGCGCTTTGTCCGGTGGGATGATAAACGGTTGAAGATCCATAATGCCCTCCTGATTTGAGCTTTACTGCATTGACCGAAGTTGCCGATATTTTGTCAGCCGTCATCGCTCTCCAGGTCCTCACGCAGCTCTTCGACGATCTTGGCGTGCTTCTTGAGCGCCGCGACTTCGTTGGTGTACCGGTACATTTCCTCGCTTCGTGGACCGCCGAAGATCACTGTCTCCCAGAGGACGGGTTTACCGCTGCAGAAATTGTGATCCAGTCCGAGGAAGATGGTGGACACGGTAACGTCCGGCTTGACCTCGGTTCGCGCAAGCTGGCGGTTGGCAGCATCTTCGAACCATTTGGCCCATTCGAGCAGCTCCGCTGGCTTAGGCTCGCCTTCTGCGTCCAGGATATAGTAGAGGGGTCTCATTGGTCCACCTTCGTGTCGTTCCAAGATGCGATCAGGTTTTGGATCCAGTTTCGGCGCGGCGGCGCGATCAGCGCCGGCGGCCGCGACTGCATCTCCATCGCTCTGAGCTTCTGCTCATTCTCGACCTGAGCCTGGAGCTGCTCGATCTGGCGGTCCTTGGCGTGGAGCTGTTCCTTCAGGACCTCCAGCATGGAGGCGAGGACCTCGTACTGGACATCTCGCCGGACATCGCCGGACACTTCGGACACCGATTTCTGCCCGATAGCGTCCAGATCTGGCGCGATCGCCTTCGAATCTGGCTCGTTTGGCGCGTTTATGGCGCATTCTTCGGACATTACGCCGGACATTGCCGGACGCCAGCGCACCTTTGCCGGACGCACTTCAGGCGCTGTACGGTCCTCTTCGGGCAGGCCGGACACGACGCGTCGGGCCTGGCGCTCGCTCAAGTGGCGGCGCAGGGCGAACTCGGTGATGGTGATCCATTCTTCTGTATCGATCATGATGTTATCGACAATTGCGAGCTGATGAATGGCGAGCCTGGTGGAAATAGCTCGGGGTTACGTTTCCAGGCAGGTTTGAGCAGCTCCTGAGTGACGGCCTCGCGGTGAGATTCGACGCGGGAATTGTACGAGTCGATGTACTCCTGCCGCAGTCTGCCGATGGATTCGCGCATCCAATGGTACCGGTGCCAGATCGCATGCAGGCCACTCATATCCTCCGCCGCTCTCCGGACGAGAGTTGGAACTCCTGGCGGCCACTTGCGCCCCATGTATTTCTCGGTCAGCGCCCATGCTTCGAAGTCCGGGAGGGTCGGCGATGCGATATCGAGCGCCCGCTGCCAGATGTCCGAGGCAGTCGGCAGAAACGGCGACGACAGGATCACTCGAATGACGATCTCTTTAGCAATGCTGCTCGGAAGCGGCACAATCGCGGCGCTGTAGAGCCTTGCGACGGCAGGTCTCCATTCGTGCGATTTGCCTTTGCAGGCATATTGAGTTTGGATCAGCTCAAGCAGCTCCGAAGTCTGCACGTCACACTCGAAAGTCTCTTCCTCTGGTTCGGTCTCGTTCCACATCGTCATTGATTGGCTACCTTCTGTTCAAATTCAGCCCGGACTCTGGCTGCTACCTCAGCATTCGAAAGAGACGGCTTTGAGGCAGCCTGACTCGCGGCTCCTCCTGAAACCGCGCCGTGAAGCATACCGGGCAGCCCTGGCGTCTTTCGCTGCCTGTCAAGCTCGTCTGCAGCCCGGTTCTTGACGATGTTCCTGCAGTACGTGATCGCGTCTTTGATTTTGTACCGGTCTCCGGGCTTCATATTGCCGACGACAGACCTAACAATGTCAGGTGGGAATTTCTCCTTCGCCAAAATAGCGAGGAGCTTTGCATCCTGAGAGTCGTGTTCGTCGATCGGGTATCGTGTGTCGATTTGTAATTCCGGAGAGGCAGGCGTCGGACCGACAGACAGTCCGTCGGATTCCCCCTCAGTCTGTAAGTCAGTCGGAGATGCCGGGCGCGCGCGAGGGGGCTGATCACTTTTGTTGGCCGTTTGTGTGGGAGATGTCTGCTCCGTACGTACGGTTTGTGCATTCGCGGCGCTGGATTTGTTTGACGGAGCTGCTCCGTTTGTAAGCGTCTCGCGCGAGGTTTGTGCGGGGGCGACCGCTAGACCTAGCTCCGTTTCAATGCGCGTGAGCCTCGCATTAAGCTGCATTGCACGCGTGTTGGCGACGGCCTCCGCTGCGGCGGACCGGGCGGGATGTTCCTCTTCTGCTGTGGCTGTGGCGGCTGATGGAGCGAGCACGCCTGCACGACAGAGCTTGCCATCCACACGGACGAGCCAGCCGTATTCGATCATGCGATCTACGAACAAGGGGCGGTACTTATTGTTCAGCAGCCCCTGGAGCAGCCATTCGTCCGCGAGCTGCCCGTCTCCAGCGATGTGCAGCCTCACGATCACGGCGACGATGGCTTCCCGCCAGGTGGGGCGGAGATATTTGTAAAGGAAGTGATCGAACAGTTCTAGCGGGGGCACGTTCTGGCACATCGGCAGCACTCCTCAAATTTCTATCTCAGTGTCAATAGATTTGCCGTGCACCCCGTTTGGTATAATAGAGGTGCAGCACAGCGGATAAACGAATAGGTAAATCTATGGCGGCCCGGATCTGACTTGACAGGAGATCCGGGCCGCTTGGCGTTTAGACTACGCGGGCAGCGTCAGCACTGGCTGCGCCGCGACGCTCTCCTTCAGCGCGGCGATAGCGGCATCGATGGCCGTCATGTCCTGCGCTGCTACGGCCGCCTCCAGATCCGAGACTTTACTGTTGACATCTGTCTGGAACTGCGCATCCGCCGCGTTGTGGGCGTCCACATCCGCCTTCAGCTTATCAAGGTCCTCTTTTTCGCCTGCCATCTGTTTCTCCAATTTCTTGACCCGGCGCTCCAATTTCGGATCGCTGCCGAGCATGATGATAGTTGCCAAACCTGTTCCCCTTTCGATTCGGGGTGTAAGAGGCCCTGATTCCCTCCGAGATGCTGTCGGCCCGTCAGACCCGTCCCTACACCGGCGGTACGATGCGAACAGCATCTCGCAGGGAACGCTTAGACCTAACGCGTTCCCTATGCGCACGCCGCTCAGCGGCGCAGTATCCACAGCGTGACGATGATCAGACCGATGATCCCCACCACAAGCAAGCCGATCATGGCGACTCCGATGACGTTCGATCTCTGCCCTTCGAAAAAGGCGCGGTCGAGCGGATCGCCGTCTTCGGTCTCCTCCGGATGGTGCAGCGGCAGCCGCTCGATATGGTTGCGATCGTTGATGAGGGCCGAATACGGGCGGCTGCCCCGGTTGGAATGCACACGCATGGCTTGACCTCCAAAAGACGGTCGAGAGCCTGATTCACTCGATCGGCATATTCAAACGATTATTTGGTTGGAGAATTTTGTAAACTCTCCTCCGAGTGCCAGGAATGGCAGAACCCGCAGTACTTCTGCCTGATGTCTTCCGGGTGCCAGCTCGCCATTCCGCAGCAGAGGCAGCGGATCGCCGGCTGACAGGTCGCGAACAGAATGTACGTGCTGCAGCCGGCCTCGACCAGAGCCCGCCGCCGCAGGATCGCGTCGTTCCGCTCTTTCTTGAAACTCTCAGACTCAGGCATATCCGCCATCAGAACAGCGCCTCGATGCGCTCGATGTCTCGGTATCCCGCGCTGACCTGGCCTAGCCTGGAATTGTCGCACTGGACCCTCACCCAGGTGTCACCGAGATAGATAATTGTTCCGGTCATCTGCCCCAGGACCCGCACGCGATCTCCCACGACGAAGCGCTGCGATCGCGGGGCAACGGCTGCGTATTCTCCCGTGGGTGGGCGCTTGTTCATATCTCTCCCGGATGCAAGGCCATGTCGTGTTCGAAGGGCGCGGGGTCGAGCATATCGATCGGGACGCGCACACCCTCGCCGGGATAGCCCGAGCAGGCAAATTTCACCTCAGACCTACTCTCGTGGCAGGCATCACACATGACCGCGATCGCGCCGTCCTGGGGCAGCCCGCACTGCAGACAGCCCCACCCTCTGCCCTTCACCGGTCCGCGCTTGGAGAGCATGATAATGTTGCGGACCTTCTCGAAGCCGCCGCACGCGCAGCAGCTGCCCAGGTTCTCTGGCTCCTCTGGCTCCTCTGGCAGATCGTCGTAGTCCGGATCGTCGCACGGGTCTTTGCATTGCCAGTGATCGGGGTAGGTCGTACCCTCCTGAAAAATCAGGTCCATGTTGGCGGGGTCGTCTAGGACACCACAGATAGCACACCTGACCAGGGCGCTCATTCCGGCGCCCCCGCAATGCGGCACGCTTTCAAACCATCAATGACAGCCTGGGCGTCCTCTAGAACTTCTTCCCGGAGTTTTTGCGGCAGAAGATCGAGCGCGTTGACAATGGGCGGTGAACCATTACGCATGATGCGCTGGTTTACCAGGATCGTTGCGATCACTTCCTGCTCGGTTACGGGCTTCATTCCGGCGCCTCCTCCGTGAGCGCGGCGTAGGCCTGCGTCATGGCAGCGTCCAGGCGCTCGTGCTCCGCGTGGCATTCGGCGATCTCCGTTTTGTTTTTCGCGGCGCGATATCGTTCCAAGAGGTGGACGATCGGCTCGCAGTGGGCCATCACCACGGCGTTTCCGGCCGCGTGGTTGGGATCGTTGTCCGGAAATATCGTCGCGACGGCAGCCGCGTAGCGCTTCCCGGCCGGCTTGAGCCAGATCGCTTTGCCGTTCTCGGACCTGTCGATGATCAGCGGGCCAGGAGTGATCAACATGGGAAAGGCTCCATGGACAGCGTTCTCTTGAAGTCACAGGTGCCGTCGCAATACGAGGTACCGCAGCTGACGCACTGGACGTGCTGGTGGCCGTCGATGGTAAAGATCCAGAATTTATCTGCCCCACAGTCCGCGCAAATCGCGAATTTGGCACTGTGCGGCTGACCACGACCGCCGTCCTCTGCAACGACCCGGGTAACTGTTTTCACGGCCGTTCCCCCATTTCGCCGCTGCCGTTGCATATAGGGCGGGAGGTCTGATCGTACCGGTGGCCGGGCGGATCGTACCTCTGACCGAATGGCGCTGCGAACCGAAGAATCTCCTCGACGGGCGCGAACGAAAGCCAGGTGTAGTAAGCCCAATAGTCGAAAAGTGCGAAGCCTGGCTGCGCTCCCCAATCAATCATCAGTACCCATCTGTAAGGCCGAAGGCGATCGTCGTCGTGGACGCGGTTTCGCGCCTCGATTTCCAGGGTGTCGATTTCGGGTGATCGGAAGCTCACGACTGCACCTCTCTCTTGGCATTCGGCGCGCAAGCTGAGCAGATGTCCTCCTGGACCCACGAGCAGCCGCCAGGACAAGCGCATTCATCGGTACAGCCGCAAAATGAACAGACGCGCAGGTCTGCGGAACAGGTGACGCAGTATGCGACCACGGGAAACCGAGGATCGATGATAACCACCGTTCCGCGATTGCTATGGTAGGTGCGTCCGGCAATCAGCTGGAGCGTGCGGGCGCGCTGAACTTCCGTGTGGCAGCGGATGCAATACAACCGTGCGGGCAAATCTCTAACCTGGGTAGGATTGCAGTCGGGATTTGGGGTTTGGTATAATGTATCCGGCATAAGTAAATTCCTGTTTGGAATTGGGGCCGGGGCGCTGATCAGAGCGTTCCGGCCTTTTTCTGTGTCATTTCGCAATCATGTCAATCCTAAAGCGTAGACGCGGAGTTCCACCGCCCCCTGCCAGAGGGAACCTGGCCGTGCCGGTCCCAGCACTTCCTACGCGCGATCAATCCTCAGCAAACGGTGCATCTACCGGCCACTCCTCCGGATCGCTCCGCCTGGCCTGGTGCCGCGCTGCTGGATGCAGCGCTGCTCTGCCCTTCGCCGTGATCGTAAAGCCTGCGTACTCCGGCAGGTGCTGCACGCCCGGCTCGGTCGGGTCGAGCCGGGTGTCCCACGTGAGTTGATGGTTATTGAGCGTGACTAGCTTCATCGGCGTTCAGGCGGCTTGCGCTGCCAGCTCACGCGGATCTGGTTGAACTTCGATGTCAACCATGAAGTCTTGAGGGTTTGCTTTGAACGCCCGCGCGATCAATATCAACTCTGAGGCTTTCGGCTCGACTCCGTTGAAGATGTCACGCAGTCTAAGCTCCGGCATTCCGATCTTACTGCAGAGCCACTTGCGCGGCCTGCCGTCAAGGTGTTGCCGCAACGCCGCAACGCTGAACTTCAGATTCTTCGGCATCCAATTCCCTCCCGTTCGACTTTTCACCTTCTCACCGCACGAAACGATAAGTGTCCCTTATAATAGCAGCAATGTTACGGTAAATATACATTGTTGCAATCTTTTTTCATAAGAGGCAGGGTACTCTTGTTCAGACGAGATGGAGGGCAACATGGAACGGAACCGATTTGCGATAGAACTTGACCGGCGAATGAAGGCGCGGAGGATGCGCACTGGGCAGCTTGCAGCAGCTACAGGGGTTTCTCAGCCGCGGATCAGCCAGTACCTCAGCTGCACTCACCGGCCAGGGGAAGAGATGATCGAGAAGATTGCGGCCGCGCTGGATTGGCCTCTCCAGGATGCGCTGCACTGCGCGGGCTACCACCGGCCAGAACTCGACGCCGGCGCAGAGGAAATCGGCGCGGAGCTGGCGGATATCATCGATCCGCTGGAGCCGGAGGACCGGCGACTCGTCCTGTCACAGTTACGGGAGTGGGCGAGGGGTCTGGTGGGCATTTTGACGGAGACGAGGGGGATCACTTCAAAAGCAGGAAATCAGACACACAATTCTGTATTATGTATCACTTTTAACCGAACCGCCCGTCTATTCGCCGTATTTCTAACAGACTGTTGCTTGCTCGCGCATTCCCCGATACATCCAGTAGCAGCATAGGTTTCATCTGGTGAAACCCGCAGATGCTGCTAATGCCTACGTCGCCCACTGCAGGGCACGCAATCTGTCCCCGAATAGCGTGATCACCTACCGTCACGCCCTGGGCTGGATGGTGCGGTCCCTGCCGGATGCTGATTTTGCACAGATCACCTCTCCTCAAATCGATGCCGCCTGGTCCGCCATCGCCGATGCGGACGAGCTGGGACCCAACACGCTGCGCCTTTACCGGGTGATCATGGCGAGCTGGCTGGACTGGTCCATCCGGAAGGCGGGCCTGGCCCGGCACGCTCTGCGCGAAATCCCGCTCCCGAAGAAGGTCGCGCCCTTTCGGCCGAAGGTTTCGATCCAGCGCCTCTACGCGCTGCGGGCGGCCTGCGTGAGACTGAACTCCGACTACGAACGAGTGCGAGCGCTCGCCCTCCTGGAGACGCTCTGGTCCACGCTCACCCGGCGCGCGGAGGTGCGCAGCCTGCAGGTGCGCCATCTGCGTCTCGAGGACGACCCGCCCGAGATTCACATCGAGTGCGGAAAAGGCGGATGGTCTGGCAACATTCCGATCAGCGATCGCGCCGCCGGTGCGCTGCGAGACTGGCTTGCGGTCCGCGGCGATGCCGGGCACGATTGGCTCTGGTGCAACGAGGGAGAAAAGCGTCAGCGCATGGGGATGCATGCGCTGTACAAGCTGCTTGGCACTCTGGCGACCTCGGCCGGAATTGCGGTGGACGAGTGCAAGCCGCATGCCGTACGACGAGGATCCTCGACCGCGATGCTGCAGGCCGGGCAGGACCTCGGTACCGTCAGCCTGTATCTGCGGCATCGATCGATCCAAACGACAATGGATTATGTGGAGTCGAGCACTAATCGCCTGGCGAAGGTACGAAATTGGATGGAAGATGTCGAGAAGGCGGAAGCCAAGGAAGGTTCGAGGGACACTATCATCGAGGAAATCCGCGGTTACATGGCTGCCGCCCAGGAGCCCACGGTTCCGGCCGAGCAGCGGCCGCAGGCGAAGAGCGACCCGCGCGCCCACCGGCGCCGGATGCAGACAACGGTCCGGCATAGGCAGCAGCCAGAGTAAACACCAAACGGGAGAATCGGCGATTCTCCCGTTTGGCGGGGTGCTAACATGGCTCTCGCTGAGAGTTTACCACCAGGTGAACCTAATCAAGCAGCTTCGGCGCGGATTGCCTGGCACCGATCGGCGTGCGCTTTTCCGGCCGGAGCGTTGCAGCTCGTGCAGACGGCGCCGCTCGTGTTGATGGTCCGGGTCCCGCGCTGGAGCTGCTCGCGAGCTGCTCGGACCGGCTGATCCAGACGCTGATCAGTCTCCGCCTCCTCGCCCAGCTCCTCCATGGCGGCCATTCCGATGTTCACCGCATCGCGCAGCGCCCTTGCCTTTGCCCGCGTCTCCGCCATTCGCAGCAGGCAATTCTGCATCGCCGGCGTCACGTTGTTCGGCGCCGCATCGCCCAGGCCGCTGAACGATCGCTCGATGCCGTCCTTCTCCAGCACGATCGTTGCCGTGCAGATCGCGACCCTGTTGTTCGCGTCGGTCGGCGCCTGGATTAACTCAGTGGCGATCGACTTCAGGCCCTGCTGCGTTGCGAGGTCCAGGAGGCCAGCATAGAGGCAGAACGTCCGGCCCTGGCGCTCGATCAGAAATTCCTTCTTCACTGTCGTTCCTCCGTTTCGCTAAGAGTCTCTTCGATGATCTTCGCGCGTCGATCCAGGAATGCTTGCGCGTCAGCTTCGCTCTTTGGATCGTAGTCCAGGCCGTAGGCTGTGACGCACGCCCGGTGCGACTTCTCGCCATTGCTCACGGACTCGGCGCTCAATGTCTGATTGCAAAAGACACAATTCATGGTCTCGGTCTCCTATAGGTAGTCGATGCGGTTTCTCAGCTCGTTAATTTCTCGGGAGCGCTTCTCGATCCGCCGATCTTGCTCGGACTGGTAGACGCTCATTCCATCGATGCTGCTTTCCAGCTGCTCGATGCGGTCGCCGACCTCCTCGGAGACGATCGCCCGAATGAGATCCTCCAACCGCTCTGCCACGGTCGGCGGTGGAGTGGTGGTCGGCGGTCTGGTGATCTCAGCGGCATAGAGGCAGAAGGTCCGGCCCTGGCGCTCGACCAAAAACTCTTTTCTCACTTGCGTGTCTCCTTATAACTTTCCGTTTCTGGGTGATGTCAGCCGAATCAGCTTCAACTCGGCATCATCCGGGCTGTATATCCGGTATTCTCCGGCTTCGAAGCGCAGGTCCGCGGTCGCCGTCAGCGGTGCAGGCTCGCCTGCTTTTACACTCGCCAGGCTGCTGCACAATGTGCGAGCACGCTGAGGACTCACGACGATGTATTTCATTTCTGCCAGCCGAAGTCGTCTTCCATCCGTTTCTTGTAAACCTCGCGATCCGATCGCTTCTCCTCGTCGTCGATCGGCGCGGAGATCATGAGCGAAGAGGTATTAAGCTCGTCGGCATACGGATCGCTCTCGATCAACGCTCCTAGATTGAGCGCCTCGCGGTAGAGGCCGCAAATCTCGATCAGCAGCGGGACGCACGCCATGTCGTCCGCTGCACGGTAGGCCACCAGGCGGGCCACAAACCTCGCGACAATCGGATCCGAATTGAGCGTGTCGAGTGTCTTCACCAGCTCCGCCACCGGCGACGTCGCCGCCTTAGCAACGGGAGGCTCAACGGGCGCGGCCTTCGCAGCTGCCCGCAACTGCTCCAGTTCAGCGCGATCGGCGGCAAGCTGCGCCTGATCCGCTTCGGCCTGAACTCGCTGGTTGTACAGCTCGTGCAGTGCAAGGATCGTCGCGTCGCGGGCCATTTTCGCGGTCGTGTCGTACTCCTCGAATTGTTCAAGCCATTCACCGCTTGCGTCTTTGCGCGTGGCTGCCAGCGCCTCACACCGGGCCGTGATCTCCTGAGATGTCGCGCCGGCAAGAGTGATCGGCAGTCGGCGCAGCTCCTCGATCGCGGCCATGATCGCAGCCTGGCGGCCGGCTTCCGCCTGCTCACGCTCGATGCGCGCTCGCTCGATGCGGCTCTCCTCGGCGTTGATCTGCCCGGCTATCGGATCTTCGAGAGCGGAGATTTGCAGGGATATCCGCTTCGCTTCGCTGTCGATCAGCTTTGCCTGCTCCAGCACGGGCGCCTTGATCTTCACGCGCATCCGCTCGAGCGCGGTCCGATACCCGGCCAACTCCTTGCGCGCCGATTTCGCGGCCGACATCCCCGCGTCGCTGCCGACCTCGTAGAGCTTGCCAGCGTAGCGGCTGCGCAGCGCATCGAGCGCCGCGGCGGTTACACTGTATTCAGTGATCTGTGTTTGCATCATCGTCCTCCTACCAGGGCATACGCCAACTCCGCCGCGAAAACGACGAGCAGCGCGTAAATTCCAATATTCTTGAGGGTGCGCATCAGCCGATCTCCGCTTCGGCAATGCGCGCCATGTACGCGCTGTTCTCCGCGTTCTCATTCGCGGTCCCGAGAGCTGCTTCTAACTCAGCAATACGAGCGTGCAGCTTCGCCATCGTGCTGCGGTGGGCATCCGCGCGCAGATCCTCCTCCGCGAACTTCGCCTCACGCTCGCGCGCGCGCACGTAGGCTCGATCCTCAAACGGTACGGTTTTCAACTCTGTGCTCCTATTCTGGTAGAATAGGTGTGCCGGTCTTCGCAGGTTGGCACACCGCGCGCAGCGTCTTCCTAGGGGCGCTGCGCGCTGTTTGTTTGGTAGTATCATTATGGCTCAAAAGGATTGCTATGTCAATCCTTTTCACTCCAGAAACGATTAATTACACAATTCTTTATTGTGGTATACTGCGGGCATGAGACCGGAGAGCTACGTCACGATAATTGAGGCGGCGAAACTGCTCGATGTCCACCAGCAGGTTATTCGCCAGGCTGTTTGGGAAGGGCGTCTACCGTCCACGACAGTGTTCGGACGGATCGTGATTTCACGAGCTGACGTAGAGGCTTACCGTGCGCGCACCCGGCCTGATGGCGTGAAACCTCGAGGCCGGCCGAAGAAAGCTGTGTCGGGAGATGCCTGAAGACACGTCGATACCGGATGCGTTCGACCAGATGATTAAGGGGCCGTACGCCATCAATGACAAAATCGCGCGGCTAGAAAAGACCGTGAAGGCGCTCGCTAAGCGTGTTGAAGAATTGGAAGCGCGCGAGGAGCGGCGCCATCAAGAGGATATCGATCGTGCGGAACGAGGCGACGGATCGTGACTTCACCCTACAAAGTCTGCCCGGCCTGCCAACTGTCCTATGCATCGAGCCTGGCCGAATGCCCGCGCTGCGCTCACTTTCGGCGAAGTCAGCAGCCGGTACCAGTAGTGAAGAAGCCTTCCGGGTGGGACTGGCCAGCGTCGACTCCGCAGCAGTGGTTCAGCGGCCTGGCGGCGATCGCGGCGATCCTGTTCTTCTGCTGGGTGATCATCCCTTGGATGTTTCCTCGCGGCGGCCGGAATTCAAACGACGATCTGTACAAAGTCAAGTTTGGAATGCAGGTCGCCGACGTGCAGCAGATCATGGGAGAGCCGGACCAGTCGCAGGATTTTCAGAGTACCGGGATGCGGATGCAGATGTTCTATTACACCGTGGGCGGGCGGCAGGTGCAAATCGCTTTCCAGAACGGCCGCGTCGACTCGATCAACAGGTATTGAGAGGATGCTCTTTTTCCCGCACTACCACGAGCAGTCGCTGTACAGCACGTTCAAGCCGATGACCGGGCGGTGCGCCCGCTACGACTGCTCCAAGTGCGACTGGCATCTGCTGTTTGTGTACCCACGGACCGCTGAGACTGAGAGCGTAGAAGACTTTACCTGGCGCATTATTAGCGGCGCCGATGGGCCATGCCCGCACTTCCGACCGTTTCTCAACTCGCTTGTGCAGCCTCTTTTATAGCTGTCACTCTGTCAACCCCGCAACCGAAAAGGACATGCAGATTTGAACTTTCAGACAAGCGACGCTATGGTAGATGCCGCAATCGAGTGCTGCAGCGTCATTTATCATCATGGTCATCCTAAGCCAGGGGACATTAACCGCATCAGAGCAAAGTACGAGATTCCCATGGAGCTAATGGATTCTGTCATCAGTGAGGCCTGGATGATTATTCGAGCCGCCTTTATCAATGAGGTTGGCTTACGAAAAGAAGCGGGTGAGAAAACCAATGAAGCGTCTCCATACCTCGCTGGAATCTATATTCGATCAGTGCAACAGAATTATGCAAAGCCCGCGTTCATGCCTGAATCAAGCGAATGACCTCGTGGCGAGCCTCGGTGGGCGCCTCCAGAATGCAACCGCCGCAGAAACGTGCAATACTGACATGTAGACACGGTTAGTAGACACGTGGAGACGGAGTGCATGTCGCTGAGATAGTCCTGGCGCGGTACGAGCTGCGCTGTAGTGCCTGCAACAGGTTCATGGGAGAGCTGTTCGGAGACGAGATACGCCTTCGAACACGCTGCATGGGCCGAGACTGCCGCTGCTGGAACTGGTTTAAGGTCCATTGTGGCGTGCTCACCACCGGGCGGGCGCGGCAATCAGCCATCGATAAAGTCGCATAGAAATCTGATCTGCATGAGGCCATAGCGTCTCTTGGGTAGACCCCGAGAGGCGTTTTTTGTGTTTGGGCCGGCCAGGCGCCGGTCCACGAGGTTGACAGAGTGACAGCATTAAAAGCGGGTTGGGCGGAGAAATTCCTGGCGAAGCTCCGCGTTACCGGCAATGTGAGTGTAGCCGCTCACGCAGCGCGTGTGAGCAGGGCAGCGGCCTATAAGCGACGGAACGAGAACAAGAGATTCGCTACCGATTGGGACGATGCCATCCTAGAGGCAGGCGACTTCCTGGAGGAGGAGGCACGGCGCCGCGCGTTCACCGGCGTGCTGGAGCCTGTTTATGGCAGGGTCGGCAAGGATGAAGACGGCAAGATCGGGACGGTACGCAAGTATTCAGACACGCTGCTGATCTTCCTGCTCAAAGGCGCAAAACCGGGCAAGTATCGCGAGAACCATAAGCATGAGCTGAGCGGACCGGGCGGCGGCGCGATCCCCATTCGCGAGATTATCATCGAGCGCACGGCTGCGGCCGCCAGCGAGGAAGACGCTTGAGTCGACCAGACATCATCGTTGGCCACCTGATGAAGGTGATCATGCTCACGACGCCCGGCGGCAAGCGGACCGGCTCGACGCGTCCGGTCAAGGTGCTGCGCATCCTGCATCACGTGTATCCGAAAGGCGCCATACGTTCGGTCGAAGTGCAGACCGTTGACGACCTGCCGGTGCGAATCGAGTGGGTGGATCCAAAGTACCTTGTAGCGCTCTCGGAGGAGGATGCCTGACTTATACCGCGTCGACTCGGGGCGGCTGACGCTCAACATGCACGAGGGCCAGCTGCGCGCGTGGGATAGCAAACGCAGGTTCGTCTTTGTGCTCGCGGGAACGCAATCGGGCAAAACGTCATGGGGTCCGTGGTGGCTGCACCGGGAGATAAGCCGTACGGCCGATCCCACCGGAAAGGGGCAGATCCCCAACGACTATATCGCGGCGACGGCCTCTTATGATCTGTTCAAGCTCAAGATGCTGCCGACGCTGCGAGAAGTGTTCGAGCATACGCTCCGCATGGCGCGCTGGTGGAGCGGCGATCGCATCCTGGAGCTTCGTGATCCGAACACCGGGAAGTTTTGGGCCAACGATTCATCGGACCGGATGTGGGGCAGGATCGTGCTGCGGTCCGCGTCGTCCGGAGGCGGGCTCGAGTCGCTCACGGGGCGCGGAGCCTGGCTCGACGAGTGCGGACAGGACGAGTTTAGCTTAGAGACCTGGGAGGCAGTTCTCAGGCGACTCTCGCTGTTTCGCGGCCGCGTGCTGGGAACGACGACGCCCTACAACCTGGGCTGGATTCTGCAAGAGCTGTACAAGCCGTGGCTGGCTGGCAATCGCGATATCGCGATCATCAACTTTCCCAGCTACCTAAACCCGCTCTTTCCCATGGCGGAATACGAGCGGGCGCGGGCGACGATGCCGCTGCATCGGTTCCTGATGTTCTACCAGGGCCTCTTCGCGAAGCCCGCCGGTCTGATTTACGACTGCTTCGACGATGCGATCCATATGGTCAAGGACTTCGACATTCCGAAGACCTGGCCGCGATATGTTGGTATCGATTTCGGAGCGGTGAACACGGCGCTGCTGTGGATTGCAGAGGACCCAGGCCGGGGGCGTTACGTGGTCTACCGCGAATCGCTCTCGGGCGGGAAATCGACCCAGGAGCATGTGGACGAAGCGCTGGCGCTGGCCAAGAACGAGAATGTTGTGCTCTGGCTGGGCGGCGCCGGCAGCGAGGACCAGCAGCGGATGGACTGGAATTCGGCGGGGATCTCCGTTGGTCAGCCTTACGTTTCCGACGTCGAGGGCGGCATCATGCGGCCCTACGGGCTGTTCAAAACCAAGCGGTTGTTCGTCTTCGAGAGCTGCCGCGGCCTTCTCGCCGAGCTGGGCACCTACAAGCGCAAGCTCGACGAGAGCGGGCAGACCACGCATGAGATCGAAAATAAGCGGAAATTCCACCGGCTCGACGCGCTGCGCTACATCGGCTCTGGCCTTGTGGACGCGGGCGTGGTGCTCGGGCAGAACATCTGGAGTTAGGGAACGAGGTGAAGAGTGATCTCTGATCTGATCCTGCAGGCGGCCGCCATGGAGCAGCACGAGCGGCTGATTATGATTCGGACCGCCTGGGACGCCTACAAAGGGAAGTTGCCAGCCTCTCTCAAAGTCCAGATCGGGCAGCCGAACGACAATGTGAACCTCAACTTCGCACGCACGATCGTGGATGATGGCGTGTCGTTCCTCTTCGGGGACGAGGTGGAATTCGAGGCCGGGGATAAAACGGACGAGGCCTCCGACGATAGTTCCGCTCCAGACCCTGCCGACCAGTGGCTAAAGAAGTTCTGGGAGAAGAACCACAAGATGACGCTGCTTGGCGACGTGGCGCTCAACGGCGGCGTGTGCGGCCATGCGTTCCTGCGCGTGCGGCTGCCCGATGAGAGCAAGGGCGAGAAATTCCCCAGGCTGATCAACCTCGACCCCGCGACGGTGACACCGGTCTGGAATCCGGACGACTATCAGGATGTGCTCTTCTACGTGATCCAATGGAACGCGATCGAACCGCGCACCATGCGCCCTATGACGCGGCGGCAGGTGATCGAGTGTGCGGAGAATGGGCTTACCTGGTCGATCACGGACGAAGCGAGTTACGGCGACAGCAAAGTTTGGGTGACGCTCGACGAGCCGGAAATCTGGACCTTCCCCTGGGCGCCGATCTTCCACTGCCAGAACCTGCCCGCGCCGAACGAGTTCTGGGGGCAGAGCGACCTGGAGAGCGACGTGGTCGACGTGCTGAAATCCATCAATTACAATACGAGCAACATCGCGCGAATCCTGCGATTCCACGCGCACCCAAAAACGTGGGGATACGGATTTGCGCAGCGTGATCTGAAGGTCGATGTCGATAATACGATCGTGCTGCCCAATAAAGAAGCCAGGCTCCAAAACCTGGAGATGACCTCCGACCTGACCAGCTCGATCGAGTTTTACAAGCGGCTGAAGGAAGCGCTTCACGAGATCGCGCAGCATCCGGAGATTGCGACCGGCAAGCTGGAAAGCGCAGGCCCGCTCTCAGGCGTCGCGCTCAACATCCTGTATCGCCCGCTGCTGCAGAAAACCGCCAAGAAACGACGGCGCTATGGGGATATGCTGACGGACCTGAACTGCAAGATGCTCGAATTGGCCGGTTTCGGCGACCGCGACACACAGGAGATCGAGACGCACTGGCCGAACCTGCTGCCAGACGACGCGAAGGAAGAGGCGGATACCGCGCTCGTGCTGGAGGGCCTCGGTGTCAGCAAGGATACCCTGCTGCAGCGGCTCGGCTTCGATCCTGAGCTGGAGAAAGAAAAGAAAGCCAAAGAGGTCCAAGATGCGGCGGATGTCGGCGCTGCAATGTTGAAATCGTTCGACAAGGGACAAATACCGGGGCAAAACAGCAGCGTCCGTACAGCGTCCGACGGAGGTGACGAGTGATCGTCGAGAATAATCCGGCACTGGAGATATGGAAGTCCAACCGGCGCAAGATCATATATTTCGACGAAATGACGCTCCTGGATATCTTGGAGGGCAAGGTCGAACTACGTGACTTCGCCGACCTTCCTTCAGATGCGACTCCCATGCAGGTCTTTTACGAATTCCATCGCCGGTGCTGGAGTATGAGCATTCACAGCTCTGAATTTGAGACGGTCGAAATTGGGCACATGATTCCTTCTTTTCGAGAGGGTCTTGCCACCGTCTGTAAGCGCGTGGAAACTCCTCGCGAGGAAATCGTTCGCAAGCTCAGAGACCGCCTCACGAATAGCGACTATATGCACACCGGGCGAGATGAACTGGAGTCGGTGATCGCGTTGATCGATCAGAAACGGATTTAACTGTAATGACAGCAGTTGAGCGGGCGAAAGAGAAGGTCGGGCGACTCTTCGAAGCGTTGTCTGCACACAAGGATGTGCAATGGTCCGAACTAGTACGCGGCGGCTGGGAATCGCGAACGAGCCTACCAAGCGGGAGTGCGGTCGCTCATGTCGATCCGTCGGGCTATTACGAAGTCTATTACGAACTGAACGATCGCAGAATCGGCACGCTGATTGCCGGCAGCTTTGAGCAGTTGGAAATGGCGCAAGCCGGGCCGGACCGTCCGATTCGCAACATGGACACACAGTCTCCTGATGCGCAGCAGGCAGGGCAAGGTGTATATCCCGAATTCCAGCGGGCGCAGAGACCTTCATGACCGTCTACCAGCTCTCTCGCCAGTTCAAAGCCGAGCTGCTTTCGCGTGAGCGCGCCGGCGCGAGGGAGATGCTCGAATCCTACCGGGTTGCGTATCGCGAAATCATGGACGAGCTGCAGCAGCTCACCGACCAGATGGAGGCGCACGCCCGCACGCAGCTGCGTCGTCTGGAGCAGGGCTTAGAGCCGAAGCGTCTCGATGTCGCCTGGCTGCTGAAGGAGAAGCGGCTCACCGCGCTGCAGGCTCAGGTCCTCGCCCAGATGGAGAAGTTCGGCGCGATCGCGGGCCCCATGGTGGAACGGCTGAAATATGAGGCGGCCGCACGCGCCGAAGAGGACGCGCGCGAGCTGGCGTTTGCCGCGCTCGATGCGAAGGCCGCGCAGATCTCCGTCTCGTGGTCCACGCTTCCGATCGGCGCGTTCGAGAGTCTGGTGGGAACGTTCGACGCGCGATCGCCGGTCTCGAAGCTCTTCGCATCCTTCGCTCCGGAGGCGGGCTCCGGAGTGCGATCGGCGCTGATCAAGGGCGTGACGCTCGGCCAGGGGCCGCGGCTGATCGCCGATGCGGTCCGCAATGTGCTGGGAGTGCCGCTTACCAGGGCGCTGACAATCTCTCGCACTGAAACGCTTCGGAGCTACCGGGAGGCCTCGATTGCATCCTACGCAGCAAATCCGGATATTGTCCGGAAGTGGCGGTGGACCGCGACTAAGACGGCGCGGACATGCGCAATGTGCCTTGCGATGGATGGGCAGGAGTTCGATAACGATGTTCCCTTCGGATCGCATCCGAATTGCCGCTGCGTCCCGATACCGGTTACGCTATCGTGGGAGGAACTGGGTATCACCGGCATTCCTGAGACGTCTCCTCAGATCGAAAGCGGATCCGACTGGTTCGACCGTCAGGACAAGGTGACGCAGCTGCAGGTCCTCGGCCCGGCGAAGTTCGAACTCTTCGAGCGCGGCGAGATCAAGATCAGCGATCTGGTCGGATATCGAGACGATCCGGAGTGGGGGCCGGTGCGCTACGAAAAGAGCGCCAAATCCGTCGATTCGTGAAACTGTGGTATAGTGCAAGCAATGCGGGTTGGTGCAGGGGTAGCACGTCGGCCTCATAAGCCGAAGGTGGATGGTTCGAGTCCTTCACCCGCTCCCACGATTCTCCCGCCCAGGGTAGGCAGCGCGAAGTCCGCTTAAATGTGCGTACCTCTCCGCTGAGTTCGAAGACGGGCCGCCGGTCTTAGGGATCACGCGCGGGGCAACCTGCCCCGGAACACAGGCGGCATATTTACATAGATTTGTTGAGGCCTCGCGTCTCTTGGAAACCACCAAGAGACGCGTTTTTGTGTTTGGGAGGGTCCGGTTTCATGGCGGAAGTAGAGGCCCAGGCGGCCGCGGCGACACCCCCGGCGGGTGAGACCACACAGAGTCCAGCAGCAGCAGCGGAAGCGCAGGACGTTTCCTCGTTGCCTGAATGGGCGCAGAAGGTAATTCGAGACGAGCGGGCGGATGCGGCCAAGCATCGAACAAAGGCGACCGACCGCGACACGCTGGCAGCGGAGCTGAAGACATTCAAGGATGCTCAGCTCTCTGAACAGCAAAAGTTAGAGCAGAAAGCGGTTGAGCTTGAGAAGAAGGCGAACCAGACCGCGGAGGAGCTGCGCCAGGAGCGCGCCCATCGTGAAGTGGAACGCCAGGCGCGCAAACTGAACCTGGTGGACGAAGAGACGGCGCTCGCGCTGGTGGCCGCCCGCATCGAATATGACGATGCGGGGAAACCGACCAACGTGGAAGCGCTGCTCACCCAGCTCGCGAAAGACAAACCGTTCCTGGTCGGAGCGGATGCTGGTTCGGCGGCGGCGGCAAGGCCGGTGTCTTCAGCCGCCAACCCGAACCGGGGCGCGCAGGCGGGCGGGACGTTCACAACGACGCAGATCGCAGACAGAGCATTTTACGAGGCCAATCGCGACGCCATTATGGCGGCCTATCGCGACGGCCGCATCATCGAATAAGGCTGACGCCTGCTTAGAGCGCGCGCAGCCCGGAGGTTTCTCAAGTGGCTATTAACAGCATCGGGCGGACCCAGGCAGATACCGCCGGGTTTATCCCGATTATCTGGGCGCAGCGCGCGCTCGATGTGCTCCGCGCGAAGATCGTTCTCGCCAATTTCGTGGCGAGCGATGCTGACTACGAGCCGGGCTGGAAAGGCAAGACTCTCAACATTCCCTATCCGGGCACCTTCACGGCGCAGTCCAAAACCGAGGGCAACCCCGCAACCGTGCAGCAGCCGGCAAACGCGGCGACTGTGCCGGTGACGCTCTCCCAGCACAAGTATGTTGACTTCGTGATTGAGGATTGGGCGCAGGCGCAGTCGAGCTCAAAACTCATGGACCGCTGGATGAATCCGGCGATCGTCGCGCTGGTGGAGGACCTGGAGACCTACCTCTTCAGCTTCTACTCCTCGCTGACGGGAACCAGCGTCGGAACCTCCGGTACCAATATCGCCCGCGCGACCATCACCGCGGCGCGCGTCGCGCTGAACACCGCCAAGGTCCCCATGGAAGACCGCGCCCTGATCATCTCGCCGAAGGATGAAGGCGCTCTCCTCAACGACGCAACACTGCAGTCGTATTTCGCCTTCCGCCAGAATGAAGCGATCACCAACGGTAAGATCGGGGAAATCGACGGATTCAACATCGCGATGTCTCAGCTCGTTCCTGTGGTGGCTGGCACTCCCAACTCCACCAAGAATCTGGCGATACAGCGAGACTCCCTTCTGCTTGCCACGCGGCCGCTGCTTGACCCGCCGGCAGATTCTGGCGTCAAGACATCGGTTGTCCTGGACGAGAAGTCAGGCTTGTCGCTGCGATTCCAGTACCAGTACCGCATCGATTACCGCGGCATGTACTGTGGCTTCGATCTGCTCTACGGCGGAGTCGCCCTGCGACCGGGCAACGGCGGGGTAGTGCTCTCGTAATCGATCGCGCGGATCGGTCGGATCGGTCTGATCGGTCGGAGGAAACTTGAATGAAGTTTGTAGTCAATCCTGGCGGCGCCGTGCATGGCGTCGCCGACGAAGAGGTGGAGACGCTGGTCCGCGAGCGCGGGATGCGCCTGGCCACCGGCGAAGAGACGCAGGAGTACTTCCGGCTGCAGGGTCTCGACGAGGACGGACGCCCGCATCCGGACACGATGAAGTCGATCGAAGAGGCCAATGAGCGCCGGCGGCTGAACGAGAATGTGCGGCAGGAGAATGCGCCCACCGAGGCCTTCGCGACGCACAGCTCCGATAGCCCGCTTGCGAAGGTGCGCGAGGCGAAGCGCCAGCGCGTGCTAAGCGTGGAAGCCACTCTCACGCCGACCAACCCGCTGGAAGCGCATGTCGCCAAGCTGAACAAGGATATCGCGGACAATCAGGCCGTGATCGACGAAGCGAAAGCGGCGAACGCGGAAGCGCTCGGTACCTTTGACATCGATCCCAACCTGCCCGCCTCGACCAATCAGGCCGCCTGGCTCGGCAGCGCCGACCCGCATGTGCCCGAGGGTCAGGTCCCCACCGAGGCGCATCCCGCTCAGACGGATCAGACGGTCGGCGATAAGATCGCTGAAGCCGATAGCGGCAAGGCAAAAGCATCGTCTTCAAACCCGCAATCGGCCGATAAGCCTGCTGATCCGGCGGGTAACAACTGATGGCAGTCCGGGCGACAATGGCGGGCCTGATCGCCAAGATTCGAGCGCTGATTGGAGACAAGAATGCGCCACAGCAATTTAGCGATCAGGAGATACAGGACCAGCTCGACACCGTTCGGGATGTGGTCCGATATCAGGCATTGCGCCCGGCGCCAACTCCGGCGCCTAATACTGGGGTTGTTCAGTATCTGGACTTCTATGGAGAGACCGGCTACTGGGAAGCCGATGCGCAGGTGTTCGGCCCGGCCTGGCAGCCGCTCACTGCCGCCGATGCGGACTTCATCACGGGGCATTGGACTTTCGCGTCCAGCCAGATCCCCACGGTGTGGGTCGTCGGCAAGATTTATGATATCTACAGCGCGGCGGCAACGATGCTGGAGGAATGGATGGCGCAGGACGCCATTAACTCCTTCGACGTGAAGACCGGCGAGCGCACCTACTTCCGAAACCAGATCGCAAAGACGCGAGCTGGCCTGATAGACCGCTATCGAGCGAAGGCATGGGCCGTGACAGTCCGCCAGTACCGCGAGGATGCAATGCCGGATTCTGGCGGTGTGCCGGTCGCGGGCGACCGGATACAGGGTTAGCCGATGTCCGGAGAGACGGAAAAGCAGGTCAGCGGCTGGACGGTCGATACCCTGCACGCGCTGGTCCTACAGATGTTACACGACCGGGACAGCCTGGCCAACGAGCGGGCCGCCGCCGCGCAGGTCGCCCTGAAAACCGCGATCGACGCGCAGGACAAGCAGACGCAGCAAGCCCTAACTGCCGCCGACCGCGCCGTGGTCAAGGCAGAGCTCGCGACCGAGAAGCGGTTCGAAAGCGTGAACGAGTTTCGTAAGGCGCTCTCAGACCAGACGAGCAATTTTATGAGCCGGACGGAAGTCTTGAGCGAACTCGCGGGCCTCGCTGAAAAGATCGAGGCCCATTCAAACCGGCTCGGCTCGGTGATGACGCGCACGGAAGTCGATTCGCTGTTTACGTCGCAGTCGGCGACCTCGGCGGCGCGCTACCAGCAGATTTTAGATCAAGCGGCGATCACAGCGACGCGACTGGACAAAGCCGAGGGGACGCAGGGCGGGCTGAAGCTCGGTGCCGGTTTCATCGTGGGCGCTGTCGGCCTGACCGCGACGATCATCACGGTGATCTACGTGATTTTGAAAGGAACAGGGCACTGATGGCAAGAGCGTTGATTCGGATACTGGTTCTGGTGATCGTGGGCGCGGTGGCGTTCTGGCTGATCGGGATGCTGCCCTTCAGCGCGTTTATCATGGAGATCATCCGGGTACTCGTGATCCTGATCTGCCTGGTGTTCCTGATCGACACGTTCTACCCGTTCATCACCGGGCGCAACGCACCGCCGCCGCTCTGATGGAATTCTTTTTGACCTGCTGCTTTGCAATAGTTGTCGTCGCGTTTGTCCTCTGGTGGATGACCCTGCCGGAGAAAAGGAACAGAAAGTGAACATCTTTCAGCAGATTACGAATTGGGCCAAGGCCCGGCTGCACATCAAGCCGACTGAGCTGAAGGGCACGCCCGGCGTGAAGGACCCGGCGGCGCTTGCAAACCATGTAAACACAATCATCGGGACGGCCGTGGATGCGGCGGCCGCCCTGGGGCCTGGCGTTGCCATCAATGCGCTGACGATCCATGGCGATCAGCTCAAGGGCGCGCCCGGCATTATCGGCGAGCAGCATGATGCGGTCGCCGGCGTCATCAATTCCATCGTGGCGGGCAAGCTGGCCAACCAGTGACACAGCAGCCGATAACGCCGATCGTGGATGTTTCGGTGGTCAAAACCAACATCGGGCAGCAGATCACGCGGGCAACGATCTCGGTTGTCATGGCGCTCGGTGCGCTGCTCACGTTCGTTTCGACCAATCAGCAGCAGATTCAGACGCTCTTTCCTAACGTGAAATGGATCGGCGCTGCGCTGCTCGCAGGCGGCCTGGTGGCGAGGATGCTGCAGGAGATCCTGCTCGCTTTTAACATCCATGTGGTGCCGGGAGTGAAGCGATGACGAATTTCCACGAGCTGGTCCCGCTTCCACCGCTCACTGACATCAATTCCGGGCTTTCTGCCTGCAAGCAATCGACGATGTTTGAGCTGTTCGGACGCCCTGGCCGGTTGACGGTGGACTGCTCGCGGCAGACGGACGCGTTGAACGCGCAGATGATCACGGCGGGAGTCGGGCCGTTTCAGGTGAGCGGCTGGAAGCCGGCCGTCATCAGTCTCCGCGCGGTCATGGGCGAAGTGAAGGCTCACGATCCGGGGCTGTACGCTGTCGTGAGAAGCGCCGGAATGCTTTGCTGCCGGGCGGTTCGTGGAAGCCAGTCCAACTACTCTAATCATAGTTGGGGCACCGCTATTGACCTGGAAATAGAGTCGCAGCTCGATCAACTTGGAGCGAAGATGTGTCAGCGCGGCATCCTGGAACTCTATCCCTACTTCCACGCGCACGGCTGGTTCTGGGCTGCGGGATATACCGGGAGAAAAGACCCGATGCATTTTGAGCTGGCAGATGAGACCGTGCGAGCGATGTTTAAGGCGCTGGTCCACTGATGGCAAAGCAGCCAGGCTCGATATTGCTGAACGGCGTCCGCTATCAGCTCATGCTGCTGAAGGTTGAATCTCGGAATGTTCGAGGTATCCCGATGTCGCTGACTCTGCTTGAGGAAGAGCAGAAGATCAATATCGAGGAAGGCATGGAGTTCATCACGGCCTACATTCAAGAGCAGAATTTAGAAGGCACGATCTAATGAGCAGATATTGGGACAGCCGGGGCAGTTCGGGCGGCGCGGTCGCGATGCAGCAAATCCACCTTCGCGTTCATATGGAGTGGCTGGCAGCGCAGTACAACCGGGGAGTGATGGTCACAAGCGACGGGCAGCCGACGAAGGACGGGATCGAGTGGCTGCGCAGGTACCCGAAGGTGGCAGACACTTCGTGAAGCTCTTTGCACCCATGGCGGCGATCTGTGCATCGGACAATAACAAGTCGATCGGCACCTGGCTCGATGATGTGGGCCGCGAGGGGCACAGCGTCACCACCAAGACCATGCCCACAGGCTGCTCCGTGGGGGATGTGTTCGAAGCGATCCAGGGGGCGGCGCCGGCGCACACACAGATGTTCGGGGCGCTGCCAATCCCGTCGGTGCGATCTGATGTAGACGGGCATACCAACCCGGACGGCACCCTGCGCGCCGGCGACTGCCTCGGGCCGTATTGTTCGAATTCGCTCGACGTGTGGAAGCCGGATTCGAATGGGATCTATGGCAATCAATTCGGTTTTGCGTATGCGCCCGCCGTGCGGACGGTCTCGATGATCGATGGGAGCAATCTAGCGCAAATCGGCACCGAAGCCGTTGTGATAGACAAGATGCTCGCCTATAACCACGCTTATCGAACCGGTCTCACCGACTACGGCGGCGAGGCGTGCTTTGTGGATTATCTGGACCAGCTGCTGGTCATTCGGCCCCGGATCATGGCCGACCTCCAGGCCGTGGTCGGAGGCGAGGCCCAGGTGCATGATCTGTCGACCAATGTAGACGCAGACAGATACCACTTCTTTCAGGTGAATGCCGGCAAGCGCTTTTTGGCGGGCGGATTCTTTGATGGCGGGCTGGGCCGGGACATGACGGTCGGCGAGTACAACACGGGATCGATGCTAGATTTCGCGAGTGGCTCCGTGCTGGTGGCCGTGGTCTTGATGTTTTGTTCCACTGCCTGGATGATGCGCTATTGGCCGCTGCAGAGGGCTGCGCTGGTGGGTGGCTCGGTGGCAGTGCTGTACGATCAGTGGGCGCGTTTTTGGCTGACCGGATGGGATGAGACGACGCCGCTTTGTTCGATCCTGTTGCCGCAGATGATCGCAAACATCGACATGATCTTTGGCGGCGTCGGGGATTACACGGTTCTGAGAAGGGTGGGCGACATGGCGGTAGACCCGCGAGTGGACGCGCTGACCACGCGAGTATCGGCGCTGGAGCAGGAGATGGCCGCGCTGGGTACCGCGAGCGTGATCGTGGCCCCTCCGGGCATTGTGATCTCAAGCGCAATGTATATTCGCCTCGACGGGCAGGGCAGCTTCGATACGACCGCGGAAGTTGCCGCGCTGGTCTCGGCCGGGCGGGCCTGGGACGCGGGCCACAACTTAAGAGACCCGGCAGTCGGCTTTGAAAAGCGCCTGCGGGTGAAGGGCACAAAGAACGGCGCCCCTTTCGATGTGACGTTTTCCCAGTGGCAGATTGTGAGCTTCTAAGGAGAGATCATGCCTAAAAGTCAAGCGTACGCGCTGGCGTTGCTCAAGCACTATTTTCAAAACCTTGCGATCGTCAACGTGGGAGATGCGCCGGGCTTGCTGCCAGCCGGTACGGTCGGCTCTCTCTATGTCGCTTTGCACACGGCAGATCCGGGCAAAACGGGCGATCAGACGACCAACGAGGCGGCCTATACAGGCTATGCGCGCGTGGGCGTTGTGCGATCGGCGGCGGGCTGGACTTGCGCAGGCACCCCGATTCCGACGAGCGTTAACGCGGCTGCCGTCAACTTCGCGCCCTGTACGGGCGGCGCAAGTACAGTCGGATGGTTCTCCGTGGGGGTGGCCGCGGCGGGCGCGTCCGTCTTCGGCTATAGCGGCCAGTTCTCCACGACGCTCTACGATGGCGTTGCCAATGTGTCCGACACGCTCACCATCCCTGGAAACCCGTTTGTGGTCAACGACACGCTCGTGTTCTCCGTGGACAACGGCGAGGCCATTCCTGCGGGCATCACAGCCGGGACGATCTATTTCGTGAAGACCAGCGCCGGCAACGACATCACGATCTCCGCAACGCTCGGCGGCGCGCAGCTCGATGTGACAGCGGCTTCGGTATTCACGGTCGGCAAGATCGCGACATTGGCTATCAGCAACGGCATCACGCCCTCATTCGCGATCGGCGCTTTAGTCATGGCGGAGGATTAAGCTATGGCAGTTGATCTCCACCTGCTCAAAAGCGAGCTTGCCAATGACCCGCAGGCGCTCGGCCTCGTCGCCATGACCGACCAGGCGGCTGCCGATGCGCTCAATCTTGTCCGCGCC